CCCTCGGGTACGCGGTAACTCACGATTCCTTTATGGAATCGACCACCGTGCTTCTTAGAAGACAAGGTAACCTCCTGGAGTTCTACCTCAACGTTTTAGTAAACGTTCTCGAACGTCGTCACCGCGTTTTCCAGCGGAGAGCCCGTTGCATCACTGGGCGCCCCGTCGGAGGCGTTGATCGTCCGAGCGAAAAGCGAGGCAACCTGACTGAGCAGCTTCTGCCGCTCCGCCAAGGTGCTCCGCTCGGGGAGGAAGAACTCCATGATGCAGGCGCAGTCATACGCTTTCGTCGGTGCCGGTTGAATACCGGTCATCGTCGAGGCGCTGGTCTGCTCAAGCGTCGGGAGGACGAGTTTCGCCGTGACCCTATACACTCGGCTCGCCTTTTGGGGCGGGCGAAGCGACATGGTCAGGCGAGGGTAACCGATGGCGATACCGCCGGATCGGTCCACCCACGCTGCGACACCCTGAGGGGAAATCCCTTCGGGGTTCAGCGTCGAGTCGACACCAACGGTCGCACTGGTCGTTAAACGAGCCAGCGAATGATCGATGATGCCGCTCAACTTCACGGCCGCGATAGCGGACATGTGAGTACTTCCTTTCTAAGAGTGGAAGCCATCAACCTCGACCACGAAAGACCTGCGTTAAGAGAGCGATTGCGTTAGCTGCCCTCTGCCCACCTTCTAAACCGCGTAAATTAAGTTGAGGCGCGACCTGACTGGGGAAGTCCGAAAGACCCACCCGGTTCAGCCACACCTCTTCTTTGCGGTAGTTGGCGTTCAGATTGACAGTTACGGTCGGCTCCCCGACTGCAGGGCCAGCGTAGCTGATGGCGGAATCCATCCTCACTCGCGTAAAGTTCGTCCGGCACCCGCTTAGAAAGGTCAAACCCTGGAACGCGGTTAGCGTCTCAAGGTAAGGACCGATCGGCAGGAACCAGTCGGCTACGAAGGAGAATGGAAGGATTTCCCATGCGAGGTTTATGGGATTTGTAAAGCCGGTTTGCGCCGCAAAGGCGAGACCAGGATTGTCCATCCTATACCTAATGACGAACTTCGTTCGGGTACGGTTAATGAAGGTAGTTTTACCTCCATTGCCGAACCCTATGACGCCGTCACCAGGGGGATAGTTATCAATCACGGTTTCCTTCGAGGCACTAGCCGTTGCTCGGACACTCCGGACGAACGACCCGACGTTTGTTAACGTTGGAATCGCTGAAAGGGTCCCTTCAATGTCACTTAGCAGAGGCTTCCACCCATACTGTAACTCGAGCCAGTTACTGGCAAGAGATTTAGTACGGGAAAGCTTGCCTGGGTTGACACCAGAGGTCCTTCGTCCCGCAGTCAGCGCGTTAACTGCACCGGTAAAGTTAAACCGTTTCAGCTGACGTAGGCTATTTACAATCTTGGTAGCATTTCCTGCCACCATAGATGTAACCTGGTTGTACTGAGCGAGGTTCTGGGCGAGATTTGCTTGTATTCCCGCCTGAGCCGCGTCAATCAACCGCCGAACTGCGTTTTGTTCCGCCAAAGGCAAATGAATCGCAATTGGCGAAAGGGGTGGCGTATACGTCTCGGTGTATGGATAGATATTAAGCTCCCAGTTCCCAGATGCAGCCTGCACCTGGTACTTTGAGTAGCGATCTTCCAATACCTCAACAATCTTCACAGCATGCGGATTAACCGGTAGCTGAGAAGGTTTTAGCTTTCCGAAGTTCGCCGTCCGACTGCCCGACCAGGTGCGTTGATAAGACAGCACCGGGACGACAGACTGGGAGAATCCGTTCCGGACTCCCCCAATACCCGATTCAAACGTCCGTAAAAACTGACGGTTGACGGTTTCGGG